AGGATTTTTGCATCAACGTGAAGTTGACAATGAGTTCTGGGCAGAAACCCTGGAAGCAATGGAAATGCTGGTGCGTGAAGTTCCGCGTAAGTTCAAACCTTTCAATCGTGAAGCAGTTTACAATGCCAGGGAAGCCTTGAACAAGAGTTGGGATCTGCATCCAAGATGCATGGACCAAAAGGACAACAAAGGCAAGACTTGGAAATTGATCATGAGTGTGCGTGAAGTCATCAATGAAATAAATGAAGTAAACATACCCAACAAATGAACACGACCAATTTTGATTATGACACCATGGCAGACGAAGAGCGTCCATTTGCTGCCAGACTGGCCATATACATAACACAAAGACTTCATAGCCATGTGACAGATTTAGGTGCTGGATCAGGCGTGTATGTGGAAGAAATACGCAAGTTAGGTGCCCAAGCACAGGGCTATGATATCAATCCTGACCAACCAAGACCAGACCTTGTGCAAACAACTACATTGTTTGCGGTGCGTGATCCTGCTCCTGTGGTGCTGTGCTTGGAAGTAGCAGAACACATACAAGAACATCTGAGCCCTTTGGTTGTAAAAAGCATATGGGAAAATACGGAGCCAGGTGGCTTTGTAATCTTTTCAGCCGCACAACCAGGACAAGGCGGTGTTGGACACATCAACTGTCGCTATCCAGAATACTGGGCCAATCTCGCAAGAGAGCAAGGTTTTGTGCTTCGCAAAGACATAGAAACTGAACTACACGCTTACATAACTTCAGGTTATCACATGGGCTGGTTCGCTAACAATAGGCAAGTATGGCAACGACCAAGATTACAGATCAAAACCTCTTGATGGATCCAGGGGTGTTGGTAGCAGACCCTCTGTGGAAAGAGTATTATCAATACCACGTGATCATTCACGAGGAACGGGCCAGGCAACAACTGGCACTACCAGAAGCGGATAGAGATCCTTACTGGTTCATGCTAATGGAACTGGATCACGAGGCCAGCGTATTTTGGACACTGACGCACTAAAATGGATCATAACAAAAAGCAGGGTAGAGATCAATCAAATGACCATAGGTCTTTGGATGGCATTATCAGAATTCCCCAATCGTTGGGATATCAATCGCGACACAATATCTTGGGAGATACCACAAGGGGAATACCTTTGGTTGATCTTGAAATATCCAGAAATACAACAGGAGACAAAATGAAAATACCGCAAACAAAAGAACAAGTGGCAGGACGCATCGCGTATGCCGCAGGATACTTGTTGGCCATGGCCACCCTGGTCAAGTTTGGATGGTGGGTGTGGCAACAACCGTGGTGACGCCTGAGCGACTCAAGTCTGCTGCCATCTCAGCCTACAGAGAACTTGAATTGGCAAGTCAAGGTGGGCTGTGTGCTCTTTGTAGTGAGCCTATAGAAACAGGCAAGGCTGTGCTGGATCACGATCACAAAACAGGTCTAATCCGTGGTGTGCTTCATCGCGGATGTAATGCCCTGGAAGGCAACATCACCAACGCATTACCAAGGAACCTAATAACACCTGAACGCTTGCGGGCAATATTTGAGAACTGGGAACGCTACCACAGCACACCCAAACCCCTGCTACATCCTACGCATCGCACCGCTGAAGAACGTAAAATCAGGGCAAAAAAGCGAGCAAAAACACGCAAAAAAAAGTAATACTTCAGTATTAGTTGCTAAAAAACAACAACCCTACACAGCGTAGGGTTTTTATTTGACCTAAAATGGGATTGATGCTATACTATGTTTATGGTTAGTGATAGTGCTACCAGACACAACGCATAACAACAATAAGTGTCCGCTCTTTAACAATCCACATAATAGCATAGACAGGCAAGTATTGCAGTGACATCGTCACTTGACCATACATATGCCATATGTCTAAAATCTCAAACTCAAATAGGAAAAATGCTATGTCAGAAATCAAGACATATTCTAACAAACACGGTCGCACTTTCAAATCTCAACAACACGATGTATTTGATCGCTGTGCCAACAGTATCTACCAAATAACCAGTTTGCGTTATCTGCGTGATTTGGTTCCCACAGCACGCCGCATCGTTGATGTAGGTGCCAATGTTGGAACCAACACAATGGAATACGCAACCTGGGCCAAGCAAGTAGAGTCGTTTGAATGCCTGGACAAAACTTTTGAACTTTTAGAGCACAATGTGAATACAAACATTATGCTTGGTGCTCAAGGTGTTCCTTGGTATAAAGACTCTTCTACTGCTATTACGGCAGATATTACATTACACCGCACAGCCCTGATGGACCGTGTGGGTAGTGCGTTTGTTAGCGAGAGAGAACACGGACTTTCCAGTTTTGTGCGTTATGACACTGGTGAGCAAGGTTGTGCTACTGCTACTATTGACAGTTTTGGTTGGTCCAATGTTGATATTATCAAAGCAGATACAGAAGGCACAGAATGGCTCATTATACAAGGTGCTCGCAAAACTATTGAACGGTGCCGTCCAGTGGTCCAAGTTGAGATGTGGAACTGGGAAAAGCGTTTTGGCTTAAACAACCAAGACTTGCTGGACTACTTCCGCAGTATCAACTACAAGCAGACCAACAACGCAGGTGATATTATCCCTTGGGATGAGCCTGGTCGTTGGAACAAAGCCAAAGCCAAGGTCGCTGGGCACAAATATAGTGCTATGGATCGCTTTTTTGTTCCGTTGTAAAAAAGCAACAAAAGCCCTACTCTGTGTAGGGCTTTTTTTTGTCCTAATAACCCTACAGAAAAAAGTAATACTTTTGTGCTGGTTGACCATAAATGGCATTGATGTTATACTTGTTTTTGTAGCGATATTGCTACTACTCAAAAAGGACTCAAAATGTCAAAAGCAGAAGAAACATTTGCTTATCAGTTAAAAGGTGTAGCATCTACAGAGATGCAGGACCTTTATGTGTTTGCCACAGATGACCAAGAACGCTTGGTAGGCACTCCAGTCAAGATCCGCAACAAACTCACTCGCAAGTTTTACGAGACGCACGACACAGCCAAACACTTCAAGTTTGTGCGTGAGGTGCAACGCGAGTATCCTGTAAAGCCTGGCTTGGGCTGGAACTGCACCGTAAAGGAACTGATTCCTGCAGGTGAGCAAAGTGTTGCAGATGTCTTGGAAAAATGCGAGATTGTGGGCTATGCTCGCAGTGATGCACCAGTGTTGCATTAAAACAACAAAGACCCTACACCGCGTAGGGTCTTACTTGCCCAATAAATCGTGATCTGTTATACTTGTTTTTGTAGCGATGTTGCTACTACTCTAAAGGACTCAAAATGACACCAGTTATCAATCCCCAAACTACTGAAGAAATCGCAATAGAGATGTTGGAGGAGGCTCGCAATGTTGTTGAGCGACACTTTTACGAACTACGCGATGAGGTGCTTGACAGCGATCAGTTGTTCACAATGCGTATCGCTTTACAAGACGCTTGCGACACTATTATGCTGGCAACACGCCACATTGAGAAACTACAACGTGAAGTAGAGGCCACAGAGCCCAGTCAAGACTAACTGTATTTTGGCAAACGGTGTTCCTTTACCGCGAACTTACCTTGACCAGGGGGCAAGGGCCAAGAACCCCCTAACTTATAACTTTTTTTTGGAGTGCCAAAAATGTCTAATGTTCAAGTTGCTATTGATTGGGTCAATCAAAATATCCCACGCACACGTTCAGGTGGTGTGATTGCTTTTCCAATGTTCTTTGGTGCTACCAAGCACGATGTCCGCACCATTCAAAAATCACTGTTGGCCAACAGCCAGGTTGCCAGTGCTACTGTTAGCAAGCAGTTTGCTATTGTCAATATCAAATAAGGAGTGCCAAAAATGAATCAAAACGCTATTATTGGTCTTTGTATTGCCACAGCCGCTTACAATCGCAACTGGTGTAGAGATACCAGTTTTGATGAGATGTTTGATGACTTTGAAGAGATTGCGTCTGACGCACAGATCAACTTGGAGTGGGCAGGCATCAAGGACTACGAAATCACCACAGCAGATGTGGCTGAAAGTTTGTTTGGATTAGATCAAGATGAATATCAAGAACGCTTAAAGGAATACGCATAATGAACACATATTCAGTTAGAGTTTGGTATCAAGGAGCAGATCAAAGTGAGGATTTCACAGTGATTGCCCAGACTACATCGCAAGCAGAACATCAAGTTCAACAACTGGTAGATCAAGACCGTGTGGTGTTATTTGATGTGTCAAGATTACAAACAGCATAAAGGGCGAGCAGATCCTGCTTGAGTGCCTGATGGGGGAGCAGGTGCCCAATCTCCCCCAATCTACAAAGGAATACCGTGCCCAAACTACTATACTTTATCAAAACCCCGTTGGGTGAGTTTGCCTCATCTGGACAGGCCGCAGCCGCTCACAAAGTAGATCGCTCTACCATTATGAACCGCGTGGAAACGGATCCAGACAACTACAAAAAAGTTCCCAAACCCACAGCAGTCAAAAAAGGCTACACACCAGTGTCAGCCCGTGCTTGGCCACTAACCTGGA